GATACTGGTGCCTTTTTTATTGGTGGGATGCGTCAGCCTGGATAAGGCGCGCCAGCTTTTCGATACAGCTTCTCAGGTCTGCAAAATTGTCGACGGTGTCCGGCATTGTATGCAGAACTGATCGCCTGTAAGAGCAGAATATTTTGCTGAAAAATGAAGGATGCGTCAGCGTCCGGAAAGCATGAAATTCTGTGTTTGTGGCTACTCAATAAAATAAATTCTTTCTTTCGCCGCGAATACTCAAATGTTGATCAGTGCCCGGTGCGGCGACGGGCTTCGATATCAGGAGACGATGATGGAAACAACAGAAAACAAACCGATTGTAATTGGTGCCGCTACTGTCCCGTTTAAGTTTGAGTTGTCTCAACTGGTGGAGATGCGCATCAGTGATGAATGGGGTGAGGTTAAAGCTCGCGCGCAGTATGCGGATGGCGAAAACCAGTACTTGATCCACTACAAGGCTGCTGATGGTCGCGCCACAACGGCGTGGTTTGGTGAGTCAATGCTGGGAGCAACAGAAGATGATCGCCATCCGGGCTGTCCGGTATTTGCCGGTATGAAATTACCGGAAGGTGCAGTTGAACTGCAGCCGGGTGAGGTGTTCGTAATGACAGACATCATTGATGGTAAACCGCAGTATTAGCGTATTGAAATGAATAGTAAGAGTGCTCGCCTGATTCGTGAGTAACAGGCATTACAGCAGCCCTTCACTCTAAGGGGTTGCTGTAATGTGAGAAATAAAAAACCGGTCACAGGGAGCAGCTACACAGAAGCGGCCGGCGAAGACCGCCAATACCACCCATGCATTGATGTAACATACTAATGACAATAGCCGCTATTGATGTAAATGCAATGTTATGCATCGACGAAAATAAAAAACCGGCAGGGGAAATCCATTGAAGATTTGCCGGTGGCAAAAGAGGGCCATGTTTTTAACCTTAGTCGCAGAGTTACGGAGTGCAACTACGAATGCTGCCGGTATATGGCTGAATGGCGTTTCAATGATGTACGTCATCTTATCTGTAAATGTTAATGACAAACGCTCTCATTTGTGCGGGTCCTTCCGGTGGGGTGGCCTGCCACGGGGCGGCAGCGGCGCGGATTTTCGCTATTTATGAAAATTTCTCGGGAAAAAGCGTGTCGGTACTTCTCGTGTATAACTCATTGTTTTTTCATCAATCACATCCGTAAAAGGTCCGACATGAAAGTGCCCGAAAAAGACGTTTTTGAGCACTTCCATGTCGGACCCTGCATTTGATATGGAAATGTTTTATGAAGGTTAATAAAAAGAAGCTCGCGGAAATTTTCAACGTGGATCCACGAACGATTGAACGCTGGCAGTCTCAGGGGCTCTCTTGTGTCTCTGGTGGTAGTAAGGGGGTTGAATCTGTATTTGATACCGCCATGGCAATTCAGTGGTATGCGCAGCGCGAAGCCGATATTGAAAACGAAAAACTCCGCAAAGAGACCGAGGGTTTGCGTGCGGCTGCGGAATCAGATTTACAACCCGGCACCATTGACTATGAGCGCTACCGACTCACAAAAGCACAGGCTGATGCACAGGAACTGAAAAATGCCCGCGAAGAAGGGCTGGTACTGGAAACGGAATTGTTTACCTTCATTCTGCAACGTGTGGCACAGGAGATTTCGGGGATACTTGTACGTGTGCCGCTGACATTACAGCGTAAATATCCGGATATTTCACCGTCACACCTTGATGTGGTGAAAACTGAAATCGCAAAAGCCTCCAACGTTGCAGCTAAAGCTGGCGAGAACGTAGGCGGGTGGATTGATGATTTCAGACGCACAGAAGGCAGCTAATGCAGCCGGTGCGATAGCAACAGGGCTTGTATCTCTCAATATTCCGGTACCACTGACGACAGTTCAGTGGGCTGATCAGCATTATTATCTGCCAAAAGAGTCTTCATATACTCCCGGGCAATGGGAAACACTGCCGTTTCAGGTTGCCATCATGAACAGCATGGGGAATGACCGGATCCGCACCGTTAATCTGATTAAATCGGCGCGTGTTGGTTACACCAAAATGCTGTTGGGGGTGGAGGCTTATTTTATTGAACACAAATCCCGTAACAGCCTGCTTTTTCAGCCGACAGATTCTGCGGCAGAAGATTTTATGAAATCCCATGTCGAACCAACGATAAGAGACGTTCCTGTATTACTGGAGCTGGCTCCGTGGTTTGGCAGAAAACATCGGGACAACACGCTTACCCTGAAACGTTTCTCCTCCGGTGTGGGATTCTGGTGTCTGGGCGGAGCTGCTGCCAAAAACTACCGTGAAAAATCTGTGGATGTGGTCTGCTATGACGAACTCTCCTCGTTTGAACCGGATGTGGAAAAAGAAGGTTCACCAACCCTGCTTGGCGATAAGCGTATCGAAGGTTCGGTATGGCCTAAATCCATACGCGGCTCAACGCCCAAAATTAAAGGTTTTTGCCAGATTGAAAAAGCCGCGAACGAATCTGCGCATTTCATGCGATTTTATGTCCCTTGCCCTCATTGTGGTGAAGCCCAGTATCTGAAGTTTGGCGATGATGCGACGCCGTTTGGCCTGAAATGGGAGAAGGGTAAACCGGAAACGGTGTATTACCTGTGTGAACATAATGGCTGTGTGATCCGGCAGTCGGAACTTGACCAGACCGACGGGCGGTGGATTTGTGACAATACCGGGATGTGGACGCGTGACGGTCTGACATTTTACAGCGCCGGTGATGAGGAAATCCCGCCACCGCGCTCAATCTCGTACCACATCTGGACGGCATACAGCCCGTTCACCACCTGGGTACAGATTGTTTATGACTGGCTTGATGCACTGAAGGATCCGAATGGCGTCAAGACGTTCATTAACACCACGCTGGGGGAGCCTTATGAAGAGGCTGTGGCAGAAAAACTGAGCTTTGAGTTGTTGCTGGAAAAAGTCTGCCACTATGATGCGCAGGTTCCCCTGCGGGTGGTTTACCTGACCGCAGGGATCGACTCTCAGAAAAACCGTTATGAGATTTATGTCTGGGGCTGGGCTCCTGGCGAAGAAGCTTTTCTGATTGACAAGCAGATCATCATGGGGAGACCGGAAGATGAGGACACCCTTAAACGCGTTGATGCCGTGATCCGGAAAAAATACCGTCATGCAGATGGCACTGAAATTTCCATTTCCCGCGTCTGCTGGGATACCGGTGGTATTGACCAGGACATTGTGTATCAGCGATCCAGAAAACACGGCACTTTTTTTGTGCTCCCCATCAAAGGGGCGTCGGTGTACGGCAAGCCGGTGATCACCATGCCAAAAAAGCGAAACCAGCGTGGGGTGTTTTTGTGTGAGGTGGGTTCCGATACCGTCAAGGAAATGCTGTATGCGCGTTTTGCCCTGCCGGTGGTATCTCCCAGTGAAGTCGCACCGTATACCTTCCGTTTTCCGGATAACCCGGACATTTTTTCTGATGTTGAAGCTAAACAACTCGTGGCAGAAGAGCTGGTTGAAAAAGTTGTGAACGGGCGGGTGAAACTCCAGTGGGATGCCAGAAAACGGCGTAATGAAGCTCTGGACTGTCTGGTGTATGCCTATGCAGCGCTGCGCATTTCCGTTCAGCGGTGGCAACTGGATCTGGATGCACTGGCCCGCGCCAGAAGAGATGAACAGGACGACGATGAAATGACTATTGAAGAAATCGCAGCTGCTCTGAGTGGAGGATAAGTGATGATTTATACGCATGAAATGCTATGCGATGCCCGCCGGGCGTTACATGAACTGATGATCGGACGTGCTGTGGTTTCCGTCAGCAAGGACGGGCGTCAGGTTCAGTATTCGCGGGCGACAATTGGTGAACTGCGTCAGTATATTGAAGAGCTGGAAAGTGCGCTGGGTGTATCCGGACGGCGTCGTGGCCCGGCAGGAGTGGGGCTGTGAACGGGGAACTGGTGGATATTCATGGGCAGCCTTTACGGCAAAGCATGGGATATTCTGGTGGTGGTTCCGGGTTCGGTGGGCAAATGGCAGAATGGCTGCCTGCACCGGAAAGTGCCGACGTGGCGCTCTTACCTTCCATTCATCTGGGTAACGCCCGCGCGGATGATCTGGTCCGTAACAACGGTATTGCATCGAATGCAGTGGAAATTCATAAGGATCATATTGTCGGGCACATGTTTCGTCTGAGTTACCGTCCCAACTGGCGCTGGCTGGGGATGTCGGAAGCAGATTCACATGCTTTTATTGAAGATGTTGAGGCGGCGTGGATGGAATACTGCGATCCGGTGTTTGGTATGATGGATGTGGAAGGGCGTCGTTCGTTTACCGAATTCATTCGTGAAGGGGTGGGGGTCCATACGTTTAACGGTGAAATTTTTGTCCAGCCCGTATGGGATGCGGAATCCACGTCATTATTCCGGACGAAATTCAAAACCATCAGCCCGAAGCGTGTCAGTACACCCGGTTATGGTACCAGCGATCGTTTTATGCGTGCCGGGGTGGAAATAAACCGACACGGAAAAGCGCTGGCCTACCATGTTCAGGATGATGACTGGCCCGGCTACGGTGTCAGTAAATGGACACGAATTACGGCAACACTGCCTTCCGGACGACCGGGAATGATCCATGTGTTTCAGCCACAGGAAGACGGGCAGACCCGCGGGGCCAACCAGTTTTATTCTGTAATGGAGCGTCTCAAGATGCTCGACACACTGCAGGCCACGCAACTGCAGTCGGCGGTGGTTCGCGCCATGTATGCCGCCACGATTGAATCCACACTGGATTCGGAAAAAGCGTTTGAATATATCGCCGGGGTGGGAGATGGAGGTAAAAATCCCCTGAACACCATCATGAAAGGCTACGCGCGTTATTACGCCACCAATACGGTAAAACTGGGCGGGGTCCGTATTCCGCATCTTTACCCGGGAGATTCACTGAATCTGCAGACAGCCCAGAATGCGGATAATGGTTTTTCTGAACTGGAAAAGGCGCTGTTACGTTACATTGCTGCCGGACTGGGTGTGTCGTATGAGCAGCTTTCCCGTGATTATTCACAGGTCAGTTATTCCAGTGCCAGGGCATCCGCCAATGAGTCGTGGCGGTATTTTATGGGAAAACGAAAATTTGTGGCCAGTCGCCTGGCGTCACAGATGTTTGCCTGCTGGATGGAGGAAGCCCTTATTCGTGGTGTGATCCGTCCGCCGAAATCCCGTTTCTCATTCTGGGAGGCCCGTTCCGGGTGGTGCCGTGCCGAGTGGATTGGTGCCGGTCGTATGGCGATTGATGGCCTTAAGGAAGTGCAGGAAGCGGTGATGCGCATTGAAGGCGGCCTGAGTACATACGAGAAAGAGCTGGCCCTGATGGGGGATGACTATCAGGAGATTTTCCGCCAGCAGCTACGGGAAACTCAGGAGCGACAGGCTGCCGGTCTTCCGCGTCCGGTCTGGATAAAGGACGCGTTTCAACAGCAGATCCGACAGACAACGGGAGAAAAAGGCGATGCGCTGTAATTTATCACATATTGCCGCGATGGCATTTAATGAGCCGCTTTTACTGGAACCCGCCTATGCGCGGGTTTTCTTTTGCGCACTGGGTAAGGAGATGGGGGCGGGCAGCCTTGCCGTTCCGCAGCAGGCCGTTCAGCTTGATGCCGATGGTATGCAGCTGGAGGTTACCGATTATATGACTGGTGGTCCGCGTCCGGTAAAGAGTTACCAGGTGAAAAATGGTATTGCCATTCTGCCGGTGAGCGGCACGCTGGTACATAAAATGGGTACCCTGCAGCCATATTCCGGTATGACCAGTTATGACGGTCTGACTGCCCGTCTTAAGTCAGCGGTGAACGACCCGGATGTACGCGGCATTTTACTGGATATCGACAGTCCGGGCGGTCAGGCTGCCGGGGCGTTTGACTGTGCTGACATGATTTACCGTCTGCGGGAACAGAAGCCCGTGTGGGCGCTGTGTAATGACATGGCCTGTTCAGCCGCCATGTTGCTGGCGGCGGCCTGTACGCGTCGGCTGGTCACGCAGACGGCAAAAATTGGTTCGATTGGTGTGATGATGGCGCACACCAGTTACGAGAAACAACTGGCACAGGAAGGCGTGGATATCACGCTGATTTACTCCGGGCAGCACAAGGTTGACGGCAACAGTATTCAGGCGTTGCCGACAGGTGTGCGTGCGGATTTTCAGCGCCGTATTGATGATGCCCGCCGGATGTTTGTCGACAAGGTGGCACTTTATACGGGGCTGAGTTCAGAGGTGGTGATGAATACCGAGGCTGCCGTTTATGACGGTCAGGCAGGCATTGATACAGGCCTGGCTGATCAACTGATTAATGCTGCAGATGCCGTTGATGTAATGGTTTCTGCTCTGAACGACTCTGTTACACAGGAGAATACGATGACACCAAAAAATCTCACCGTTGCTGAAGCGGTGTCCCAGGAAAATCAGCGCGTGATGGGGATCCTGAATTGTCAGGAGGCGAAAGGACGCGAAAAACTGGCGCAGATGCTGGCAGGTCAGCAGGGAATGTCAGTTGAGCAGGCAAAAACATTACTGGCAGCGGCACCGGCAACCGGCACGGCAAGTTCCGGCGATCAAATTATTGCGTTGCCGGAAGCAAAAGGACGCGAAAAACTGGCACAGGCGCTGGCTGAACAACCGGGAATGACAGTGGAGCAGGCGAAAACGCTGCTGGCAGCTGCGCCATCAGTATCGCAACCGTCACAGGTAACACTTTTTGAGCGCTTCATGGCACAGCATGCCGCCAGTGCCGTTTCCGGTGGCGGAACTGCCGGGAACGGGGAAAAAGAACTGCTGATGAGTATGCCGTAAGCGTGGATCCGTGATTCAGATAAATCAGGAGACTGAGAAAATGATTAAAACCACCACAGAAAAGCGCGCGGACGGGCGCATTTTTGCCGGAAGCGATCCGGTATATACCGCAACAGGTACCAGTGGTATCAGTGTTGCCACGCCTTCACTGACGCCACTGATGCTGGATGACGCCAGCGGAAAACTGGTGGCATGGGATGGTCAGAAAGCCGGAACGGCTGTGGGGGTGCTGGTACTGGCGCTGGCCGGGACCGAGCCCACACTGACGTACTACAAAAGTGGTACGTTTGCCACCGAATCGCTGGTCTGGCCGGATTCGGTGGATGCGGTGAAAAAAGCCAACGCGTTTGTGGGAAGTGCCATCAGCCACGCCTGATGGTGAAGTGATTAACTGAAAAAACGGGTCGTGATGCGGCCCGTTTGTGTTTTTAAAGGAAAGTCAATTATGGGGTTATTTACCACGCGTCAGTTGCTCGGCTACACCGAGCAGAAAGTGAAATTCCGTGCGCTGTTTCTGGAGCTGTTTTTTCGTCGTACGGTCACTTTCCATACTCAGGAAGTGATGCTGGATAAAATCACCGGAAAAACACCGGTTGCGGCATATGTGTCTCCGGTTGTGTCAGGTAAGGTACTGCGCAGTCGTGGTGGTGAAACCCGCGTGTTACGCCCCGGCTATGTTAAACCAAAACACCGGCTGGATTATCAGCAGGCGGTGGAGCGTCTTCCGGGGGAAGATCCGGCCCGTCTTAATGACCCGGCCTACCGTCGCTTGCGTATTCTGACTGACAACCTGAAACAGGAAGAGCAGGCGATTGTGCAGGTGGAAGAAATGCAGGCGGTCAGCGCTGTTCTGCAGGGTAAGTACACCATGAGCGGTGAACAGTTTGAGACGGTGGAAGTGGATTTTGGACGTTCTGCCGCCAATAACATAACGCAGGCAGATGGACGCGAATGGTCAAAACAGAATGTTGACACCTTTGATCCGACGCATGATCTGGATGCGTACTGCGATTTTGCTTCCGGTACCATCAATATTGCGATTATGGACGGTACTGTCTGGCGTATGCTGAACGGTTTTAAGCTGTTTCGTGAAAAACTGGATACCCGCCGTGGCTCAAAATCTGAACTGGAAACCGCGCTGAAAGATCTGGGTTCCGTGGTTTCTTTTAAAGGTTATTACGGTGATCTTGCCATCATGGTGGCGAAAACAACGTATGTTGATGAAAGCGGGGATGAGCAGCGCTATCTGCCGGAAGGCACACTGATTCTTGGAAACACTCAGGTGGAGGGTGTCCGTTGTTATGGCGCAATCCAGGATAACCAGGCGCTGAGTGAAGGGATCACCTCTGCAATTCGTTATCCGAAACACTGGTTAGAGGTGGGGGACCCGGGGTGCGAATATACCATGACGCAATCTGCGCCGTTGATGGTGTTGCCGGATCCGGACGCGTTTGTGGTAGTTAAGGTGAAATAAGGTCAGGTGGGATATTCCCGCCTTTTTCTTTATCGCACAGGAGAGATGTGATGACAAAAGAAGAAATAACAGCGCGTCTTCAGGAGCTGGCGGTAGCACTCGGGCGCGATGCCGATATTTCAGGCTCTAAAGCTGATCTTGAACAACGTCTGGCGGAGTGGGAAGAAGAATTAAGTGATGGTTCAGACGGCCTGTATAAGGATGATGAAGAACCACAACAAAAAAACGAAACACGATCCGAACGTGGGGAGAGTGAGAACCGAAATTCTGTGGATATGGTCATGGTCAAAGCTGTGGTGATGTTACATGTCAATGCACTCCACGGCACACGGGATAACCCCGTGGAATTTGTACGTCCGGGAGAAGTGTTTCGTGTATCTGCTGTGGTGGCAGCCAGCATGGCAGAAAGTGGCCTCGTGAAAATGTGTTGAATGTGGTGGAAAGGTGGCAGATTTCGATAATCCGTTTGATGCCGCCGTCGCCATGGCTGACGAGGTCATTCTTTGTCATATGGGGATTACGGCGGTAATTACGTCCGGTCAGCTTGAAGGAAAAACACTCAGGGGTGTTTTTGATGATCCTGAAAAAATTTCTTTCGTTGCCGGAGGAGTACGGTTTGAAGATTCTTCACCGTCTTTGTTTGTGAAAACAGCAGATATTACGGGACTGCGCCGTCTGGATACGCTGGAGGTTGGTGGGGATCTTTTTCGGGTGGATCGCATTACTCCGGACGACGGGGGATGCTGTTATATCCGCCTGCAACGGTGTGACACTTCCCGGGGTGATATCAGTACTGGGCGATATTATGAAAGGTCTTGAAAACGCCATCCGTAATCTGAACAGCCTTGATACCCGTATGGTGCCACAGGCCAGCGCATGGGCGATAAACCGTGTGGCACAGAAAGCGGTCTCGGTCGCCACCCGGCAGGTTGCCGGGAATACCGTTGCGGGAGATAACCAGGTGAAAGGGATCCCCCTGAAACTGGTACGTCAGCGTGTCCGGGTGTTTAAAGCCAGTCCGTCAGGAAAAATGACGGCCAGGATCCGCGTTAACCGGGGCAATCTGCCCGCTATTAAGCTGGGGACAGCCCGGGTCAGACTGGCCCGGCGTGGTGGAAAACTGCAGTACCGTGGCAGTGTGCTGAAGGTGGGTAAATATCTTTTCCGGGATGCGTTTATTCAGCAACTGGCGAACGGTCGCTGGCATGTGATGCGGCGTATTGACGGCAAAAATCGTTACCCCATTGATGTGGTGAAAGTCCCGCTGTCCGGACCGCTGACACAGGCATTTGAAGATGCCCGCGACCGCATTATTGCTGCGGAAATGCCGAAACAGCTGGGGTATGCACTGAAACAACAACTGAGGTTATGGCTGACCCGATGAACCGACATACACAAATCCGCCAGGCCGTACTGGCACGCCTTCGGGAACAGTGTGGAGACAGCGCCACGTTTTTTGACGGGCTTCCGGCATTTATTGATGCGCAGGAACTGCCTGCCGTGGCGGTGTGGCTGAGTGATGCTCAGTACACCGGAAAAATGACGGATGAAGATGACTGGCAGGCTGTTCTGCATATTGCTGTCTTCATCCGGGAACAGGCACCGGATTCAGAGCTGGATATGTGGATGGAGAGCACCATTTTCCCGGCCCTGAATGATATACCGGCACTTTCCGGACTCATCGACACCCTGATCCCTCTCGGTTTTAACTATCAACGTGATAATGAGATGGCCACCTGGGCGATGGCGGAAATCACGTACCAGATCACGTACACGAATTAAAGGAGGTGGCAATGACCACACCAAATCCACTGGCAAAAACGAAAGGTGCGGGAACGACGTTCTGGATGTACACCGGCAAGGGCGATGCGTTTGCGAACCCTTTATCGGACACTGACTGGCTGCGTCTTGCGATGGTGAAGGATCTGCAACCTGGCGAAATGACCGCTGATGCAGAAGATGACACTTATCTCGATGATGAAGATGCAGACTGGAAAACGACAACCCAGGGGCAGAAATCCGTCGGTGATACTTCGGCGACGCTGGCCTGGCGTCCGGGTGACAGCGGGCAGAAAAAACTGGTTCAGTTGTTCGACTCCGGTGAAGTCTGCGCGTTTTGTATCAAATATCCCAACGGCACTGTTGATGTTTTCCGTGGCTGGCTGAGCTCACTGGGTAAAACCATTGCCTCAAAAGACGTGATGACCCGCACAGTGAAAATCAGCGGTGTGGGGCGTCCGTATCTGGCAGAGGAAGGCACTGAAACCGTGGGCGTTACCGGGCTGACGGTGGCACCGGCATCTGCCAGTGTAAAAGTGGGAGCAACCACCACGCTGACCTTTACAGTAAAACCTGACGGAGCCAGTGACAAAGCGATCAGTGTGCATTCGACAGATCCACAGACTGCCACGGTGACCCTGAACGGGCTTGTGGCCACGGTGAAAGGCGTGAAGCAGGGCAGTGTCAGCATTGTGGGCATGACTTCTGACAGCGATTTTGTGGCAGTGGCTACGGTGGCTGTCAGCGCCGCAGGTTAACAGGATGATACTCATCATTTGCCCCGGTTATCCGGGGCTTTTTTGCAGGTGTAGAACATGATGTTTCTGAAACAGGACACGTTTAATTATGAAAAACAGTCCGTGGTGCTCAGTGAGCTGTCCGGGCTGCAGAGAATTGAATATCTGGCGTTTGTTCAGCAGCGAACGGCAAAGTTTGATGCCGAAGAGGGAGAACTGCCGGAGGCTGAACGACAGATTGCTTTTCTGCGGATGGGGATGGATATCAATGCCTGGCTGGTTTCCCGCTCACTGTGGAATGCGGAACAGTCTCAGGATGTTGAGACGCTTTGCGCATCCGTTATTACAACATGGTCGTATGATGCCCTGGGAGCGGGGGCGGAGATGGTTCTGTCGCTGAGCGGTATGGGAGTCATTGAGAATGCCGGGGATTTGGAGCATGAGGTGCTGACGCCGGAAAAGTCCTGACGCGGGAAATGCAGTTTGTCATGCGGCTTGCCCGGGAGTTCCGGCGGGCAGACTGGCGGCGGATGCTGTCGGAAATGTCGGCCACTGAGCTTGGTGAGTGGGGCGATTATTTCCGGATGCAGAGCTTCAGTGATGTGTGGATGGATGCGCAGTTTGCCTCGCTGAAGGCATTGATCGTGAGAATGGTGTCCGGCAGCAGTGATGCTGCGGTGGCTGATTTCAGCCTTTTACCGGAAGAGAACGGGATACCGGAGCGAACGGACGAAGAACTGATGCATCTTGGGGAAGGTATTTCCGGAGGTGTGCGTTATGGACCAGATAGCCAACCTGGTCATTGATTTGGGGATTGATGCGGCAGAGTTTAAAAATGAAATTCCCCGTATCAAAAACCTTCTGAATGGTGCAGCCAGCGATGCAGAACGGTCTTCTGCCCGTATGCAGCGTTTTATGGAGCGTCAGACTCAGGCCGCCCGGCAGACAACGCAGGCGGCTTCTTCGGCTGCAACAGCCGCATCCGTCCATGCGCAGACGGTGGAGAAGAACGCACAGGCTCATGAACGCATGGCCCGCGAGGTGGAGAAAACCCGCCAGCGCATGGAGGCACTGAGCCAGAAAATGCGTGAGGAACAGGCGCAGGCCATGGCTCTGGCGGAGGCTCAGGATAAAGCGGCTGCTGCGTTTTATCGTCAGATTGACAGTGTGAAACAGGCCAGTGCGGGGCTGCAGGAATTACAGCGTATTCAGCAGCAGATCCGACAGACCAGAAACAGTGGCGGGATTGGTCAGCAGGATTATCTGGCGCTGATTTCTGAGGTTACGGCGAAAACCCGTGTTCTTACACAGGCTGAGGAAGAGGCTACCCGACAGAAAGTGGCGTTTATCCGTCAGCTTAAAGAGCAGGCAACCCGCCAGAATCTTTCATCTTCTGAGTTGCTTCGTGCCAGGGCAGCCCAGCTGGGGGTAAGCAGTGCTGCAGAAGTGTATATCCGCAAAATGGAGCAGGCAGGAAAAGCCACGCATTCGCTGGGTCTGAAAAGTGCAGCAGCCCGCCAGGAGATAGGCGTTCTGATAGGTGAACTGGCCCGTGGCAATTTAGGAGCGCTGAGGGGATCCGGGATAACGCTGGCTAACCGTGCCGGATGGATAGACACACTGATGTCACCGAAAGGCATGATGCTGGGCGGGGTTATTGGCGGTATTGCCGCGGCCGTCTATGGTCTGGGTAAAGCCTGGTATGACGGTCAGAAGGAGGGGGAAGAATTTAACCGCCAGCTGTCACTGACGGGGCATTATGCCGGAGTCACTGCCGGGCAGCTGTGGACGCTCAGTCGTGCTATTTCCGGGAATGGTATCACGCAACATGCTGCAGCCGGTGCGCTGGCTCAGGTGGTGGGGAGTGGTGCATTTCGTGGAAACGATATCGGTATGGTGGCGAGAGCTGCCGCACAGATGGAGCGATCGGTTGGCCAGTCGGTCAGCGATACCATAAATCAGTTTAAGCGGCTGAAGGATGATCCTGTAAATGCCGCGAAGGCTCTGGACAATGAGCTGCATTTTCTTACTGCCACTCAGCTTGAGCAGATACGCGTCCTTGGGGATCAGGGGCGGTCCAGTGATGCTGCACGGATAGCCATGTCTGCACTGGCAGAGGAAACCGGTCGGCGTACTGCGGATATTGATAATAACCTCAATGCGCTGGGCAGTACGCTGAAGTATCTGTCTGATTTATGGAGTCGTTTCTGGGATGCGGCCATGAATATTGGTCGTGAAGACTCGCTGGATGAACAGATTGCCGCTTTACAGGAGAAAGTGTCGCGGGCGAAAAGACTCCCCTGGACGGCATCATCTTCTCAGGTTGAATACGATCAGCAGCGTCTTAACGATCTTCAGGAGAAAAAACGCCAGAAGGATTTGCAGGATGCAAAAGAGCAGGCAGAGCGGAATTATCAGGAGCAACAGAAACGCCGTAATGCTGAAAATGCTGCACTGAACCGGATGAATGAAACGGAAGCTGCACGACATCAGCGTGAAATTGCGCGTATTAATGCCATGCAGTACGCCGATCAGGCTGTCAGGGATGCGGCGATACAACGTGAAAATGAACGTTACGAGAAAGCCCTGGCATCCGGTAAGAAAAAAACACGCGAAACCCGTAATGATGAGGCCACCCGGTTATTGCTGCAGTACAGTCAGCAACAGGCACAGGTGGAAGGACAGATTGCTGCTGCCAGACAGTCAGCAGGCATTGCCACGGAAAGGATGACAGAAGCGCATAAACAGCTTCTGGCTCTGCAGCAGCGCATCAGCGACCTGGACGGGAAAAAACTGACGGCAGATGAAAAGAGTGTGCTGGCCCGTAAAGATGAACTGATTCAGGCACTGACGCTGCTGGATGTAAAACAGCAGGAGCTTCAGAAACAGACGGCACTCAACGAGCTGAAGAAAAAAACAATTCAGCTGACCAGTCAACTGGCTGAAGAAGAGCGCGCTCAGCGTCAGCAACATGACCTGGATATCGCCACGGTGGGTATGGGTGATCAGCAGCGACAGCGATATCAGGTACAACTGAGTCTTCGCCAGAAATACCAGCAACAGCTGGAGCAGTTGAGGCGGGATAGTGAGCAGAAAGGGACATATAACACGGATGACTACAGAAAGGCCGAGCAGGCGCTGACGGAGAGCCTGAACCGACAACTGAATGAGAATCGCCGTTACTGGCAACAGCTTGAAGTTGTGCAGGGTAACTGGAAAAACGGAGTCCTGCGTGCATTTCAGGATTTTACCGTGGATGCAGATAATACGGCAGAAACAGCAGAACAGGTGTTCTCGTCAGCCTTCAGCAACATGGGAAATGGCCTGGCAACTTTTGTCACTACCGGCAAACTCAATTTCAAATCCTTCACCTCTTCTGTGCTGTCAGATATGGCGAAAATCCTGGCGCAGGCAACCATGATGAAATCGATAAAAGGGATTGGCAGTGTACTGGGATTTGATCTCAGCAGCCTTTCCCTGAATGCCAATGGGGGGATTTATCAGTCTGCTGATTTGAGTCGTTACAGTGGCACGGTGGTTAACCGTCCGACGTTTTTTGCTTTTGCAAAAGGCGCGGGTGTGATGGGGGAAGCGGGACCTGAAGCCATTCTGCCACTGCGTCGTGGTGCTGACGGTAAGCTGGGGGTTGTGGCGGATATTGGGGGTTCAGGTATGGCGATGTTTTCCCCGCAGTACAACATCGAGATCAATAACGATGGCACGAACGGGCAGATAGGTCCGGCTGCCCTGAAGGCGGTTTATGACCTCGGGAAAAAAGCGGCAGCGGACTTTATGCAACAGCAGGCCCGTGATGGTGGTCGGTTAAGTGGAGCATATCGGTAATGGAGACGTTTCACTGGAAAGTGCGCCCGGATATGAATGTGGTATCAGAGCCGAAAGTGGTGACAGTGAAGCTGGGCGATGGTTATGAACAGCGTCGTGCGGCGGGACTGAATAACCAGTTGTCGACTTACAGCGTGACGATACGTGTTCGTAAATGTGAACACCCATCTTTAAAAGCCTTTCTGGAACGGCACGGTGGCGTCCGTGCATTTCAGTGGACGCCACCTTATGACTGGAAACCGATCAGGGTGGTTTGTCGTAAATGGTCGGCAAGCGTGGGGGCGCTGTGGGTAACCATAACGGCAGATTTTGAACAGGTCGTGGCATAGGAGGCTCTGATGCAGGATATTCCACAGGAAACACATCATGAGACGACACGCCTCACTCAGTCAGCCCAGGTGGTGCTCTGGGAAATCGATCTGACAGAGGTCGGTGGTGAACGTTATTTTTTCTGTAATGAGCAGAACGAAAAAGGTGAGCCGGTTACCTGGCAGGGGCGGCAGTATCAGGCATACCCCATTCAGGGGACAGGATTTGAACTGAACGGCAAGGGCAGTGCTGCCCGTCCGACACTGACGGTTTCTAACCTGCACGGTATGGTCACCGGGATGGCGGAAGATCTGCAGAGTCTGGTCGGCGGAACGGTGGTCCGGCGTAAGGTTTACGCCCGTTTTCTGGATGCGGTGAACTTCGTCAACGGAAACAGTGACGCCGACCCGGAGCAGGAGGTGATCAGCCGCTGGCGCATCGAGCAGTGCAGCGAACTGAGCGCGGTCAGTGCCTCTTTTGTACTGGCCACGCCGACGGAAACGGACGGCGCTGTTTTTCCGGGACGTATCATGCTGGCCAACACCTGCACCTGGACCTATCGCGGTGATGAGTGCGGTTATCACGGTCCGGCTGTCGCGGATGAATATGACCAGCCGACGTCCGATATCA